GACGACTGGACAGACCCGGATGTCTGGAAAAAGGCCAACCCCTCCCTGGGCATCACGGTCGGCATCGACAAGGTACAGGATGCCTGCGAATCGGCAAAACAGAATCCCGGTGAAGAGAATGCTTTCCGTCAGCTGCGCCTGAACCAGTGGGTCAAACAGGCCGTCCGCTGGATGCCCATGGACAAGTGGGACAAATGCGCGTTTCCGGTCAACGAGGATGATCTGGAAGGCCGGGTTTGCTACGGTGGTCTGGATTTGTCCTCCACCACGGATATTACGGCATTTGTTCTGGTGTTTCCTCCGCTGGATGAGGATGATAAATACATCGTTCTGCCGTATTTCTGGATACCCGAAGATAATCTCAATCTTCGAGTCCGGCGTGACCATGTGCCTTATGATGTCTGGGAGCGCCAGGGAACGCTGCAGACCACCGAGGGCAATGTGGTTCACTACGGCTACATTGAGAAATTCATTGAGCGGCTGGGCGAACGCTTCAACATCCGGGAGATTGCCTTTGACCGCTGGGGCGCTGTGCAGATGGTGCAGAACCTGGAAGGCATGGGCTTTACAGTCGTTCCCTTTGGGCAGGGCTTCAAGGATATGTCTCCTCCCACCAAAGAACTGATGAAGCTGGTACTGGAGGAGAAAATCGCCCACGGCGGTCATCCGGTGCTGCGCTGGATGATGGACAACATCTTCATCCGCACCGACCCGGCTGGCAACATCAAGCCGGACAAGGAAAAGTCCACAGAGAAAATCGACGGCGCGGTGGCTACCATCATGGCGTTAGATCGTGCGATCCGCTGTGGCAATGACACGGGTGCTTCCGTCTATGACGACCGAGGCATCCTTTTTATATGAAGGGAGTGATTTCCTATGGGCATTTTATCCGGACTATTCCATTCCCGGGATAAGCCTACCAACAGTACGAACGGCAGCGGCTACCGCTTCTTCCTCGGCCAGAACACTTCTGGCAAGCCGGTGAATGAACGCTCCGCCATGCAGATGACTGCTGTTTATGCTTGTGTGCGCATTCTGTCGGAGGCGATTGCCGGGCTGCCCGTGCATTTGTATCAGTACCAGAAGGACGGCAGCAAAGAAAAGGCGCTGAAGCACCCGCTGTACCGCATTCTCCATGATGAGCCGAACCCGGAGATGACCAGCTTTGTGTTCCGGGAAACCGCCATGTCCCATCTGCTGCTGTGGGGCAACTCCTACTCCCAGATCATCCGAAACGGCAAAGGCGAGGTCGTTGCACTGTATCCGCTGATGCCCAACCGCATGACCGTTGACCGGGACGATATGGGCCACCTCTACTACCAGTACCAGGTGCAGGATTCCGATGCGCCGACCATGAAGGACGGCACGGTGATTCTGAAGCCCACCGATGTGCTGCACATTCCTGGCCTTGGTTTTGACGGCCTGGTTGGATACAGCCCCATTGCCATGGCAAAGAATGCCATCGGTATGGCGATTGCCTGTGAGGAGTACGGAGCCAAGTTTTTCGCCAACGGCGCTACCCCCGGCGGCATTCTGGAGCATCCGGGGACAGTGAAAGACCCTGCCCGTGTCCGGGACAGCTGGAATGCGGCCTTCGGGGGCAGCGGCAACGCCAATAAGGTGGCTGTGCTGGAGGAGGGCATGAAATACACCCCTATCTCCATCTCCCCGGAACAGGCGCAGTTCCTCGAAACCAGAAAATTTCAGATAGACGAAATCGCTCGAATTTTCCGGGTGCCACCCCACATGGTTGGCGATCTGGAGAAGTCGAGCTTTTCCAATATTGAGCAGCAGTCGCTGGAATTTGTGAAATACACGTTGGAGCCGTGGATCGTGCGCTGGGAACAGGCCATTAACCGGGCACTGCTTTCGGAGAAAGAAAAGGAATCGTATTTCGTGAAGTTCAACGTGGACGGTCTGCTGCGTGGCGACTACGAGAGCCGGATGAACGGCTACGCCACCGCCAGACAGAACGGCTGGATGTCTGCCAACGACATCCGGGAACTGGAAAACCTGGACCGCATCCCTGCCGAACTCGGCGGTGACCTATATCTCATCAACGGCAACATGACCAAGCTGCAGGACGCGGGTATCTTCGCGGGAAAGGAGGAAACCGAAAATGAAGAAGTTTTGGAACTGGACGAATCAGGCTCCAACGGAGACGGAACCGGAGCAGCGGATTCTCACGCTGAACGGCACCATCGCCGAGGAAAGCTGGTTTGACGATGATATCACGCCCCAGCTGTTCCGGGAGGAACTGAATGCCGGGAGCGGCGATATCACGGTCTGGATCAACAGCCCCGGCGGCGACTGTGTGGCTGCGGCCCAGATCTACAATATGCTCATGGATTACAGAGGCAGCGTGACCGTTAAGATTGACGGCATCGCTGCCTCTGCCGCATCCGTCATTGCCATGGCTGGCACCAGGGTGCTGGTGTCTCCTGTGTCGATGCTGATGATCCACAATCCCGCCACCATGGCTATGGGCGATGCCGCAGAAATGCAGAAAGCCATCGCCATGCTGGACGAGGTGAAGGAATCCATCATCAACGCCTATGAGATCAAGACCGGCATGAGCCGCACCAAGCTGTCCCACCTGATGGATGCGGAAACCTGGATGGATGCCCACACGGCGGTCGACTTGGGCTTTGCCGATGAGATTATGACCCGCCCGGAAGTTACTGGCGCAGAAAACCACGTCACCGGGCCGATGCTGTTTTCCCGGGCGGCGGTGACCAACCACCTGATGGACAAGCTGGCGACAAAGTGCCGCATCGAAAAGAAACCCACCAAACCGGAACGCTCCGTGGACGATCTCATGGAGCGGCTCAATCTGATGACACATTAAGGAGGATTATGATTATGACGATTCAGGAACTGCGCGAAAAGCGCAACACCGCATGGAATGCCGCCAAGGCATTTCTGGATTCCCATCGTACCGAGAAGGGTACCCTGACCGCCGAGGACGATGCCACTTATACCCGCATGGAGCAGGACATCGCCGATCTCGGCAAGGAAATCGCTCGTCTGGAACGGCAGGAGGCGCTGGATGCGGAACTCAGCAAGCCTGTGAATACACCCCTCACTTCCAAGCCCACCACCGGAAAGCAGCCGGAGGTCAAGACCGGGCGTGCGTCTGACGAATACCGCAAGGGAATGCTGACCGCCCTGCGCACCAACTTCCGTCAGGTCAGCAACGTTCTGCAGGAAGGCGTGGATGCCGATGGCGGCTACCTCGTGCCCGAGGAGTATGACCGCCGCCTGATTCAGACCCTGTCTGAGGAGAACATCATGCGCCGCCTGGGCCACGTGATCACCACTTCCGGTGAGCACAAGATCAATATCGCGGCCACCAAGCCTGCCGCCGCATGGATCGAGGAAGGCGGTGCGCTCCAGTTCTCTGATGCCACCTTTGCCCAGATCCTGCTGGATGCCCACAAGCTGCACGTTGCCATCAAGGTGACTGAGGAGCTGCTCTATGACAGCGCTTTCAATCTGGAAAGCTACATCATCGAGCAGTTTGGCAAGGCGCTGGCCAATGCCGAGGAGGATGCCTTCCTCAACGGCACCGGCGTTGGTCAGCCCCTGGGCCTGTTTGCAGAAGTCGGCGGCGGTCATGTAGCCGGTACGCTTTCTGCCGCGCTGAAGGCGGACGATGTGCTGGGCCTTATCTATGAACTGAAGCGCCCCTACCGCAAGAACGCTTCCTTCATCATGAACGACAAGACCGTGGCTCAGATCCGCAAGTTCAAGGACAACAACGGAGCCTACATCTGGCAGCCGTCCTATCAGGCGGGTGAGCCTGACCGCATTCTGGGCTATAGCGTTCATACCTCCGAGTATGTGCCGGAGAACGCTATCGCCTTTGGCGACTTCAGCTACTACAACATCGGCGACCGTGGCACCCGCTCCTTCAAGCAGCTGACCGAGCTGTTCGCCGGAAACGGCATGATTGGCTATGTGGCCAAGGAGCGCGTGGACGGCAAGCTGATCTTGCCCGAGGCGGTGCAGATTCTGAAGCTGAAGACCGAATGACCTTGATTACGGCGGTGCTGCTCTCATGGGTGGCACCGCCCATCTTTTCTGACAGAGGTGGTGATGAGACATGATTGTGTCCCTTGATGAAATGAAACAGTATCTCCGGGTGGACTTCGAAGATGACGATGCCATCATCACCGCCCTTATCACAGGAGCCGAAAAGCTGTGTGCGGATATTCTCCGGGCGGACAGTACCGATGTTCTGACCCGGGTTGAGAACGGCAAGGTGGCGGTCATGTACACGGTGGCCTATTTCTACGAACATCGGGAGGAAGCCGACCATCACGCCCTAACCCTGACCCTCCGTTCGCTGCTCTTCGGTTCCCGGAAGGAGGCGTTCTGATGAAGATCGAACTGCTGAATGTCCGCATCGAAATCGGCAAAAGCACGGTGGTTGCGGATTCCATCGGTAATCGTAAAAACGAGTGGCAGCCGTACTACACCTGCTACGCGACCGTCAGTGCCGAGGGCGGTAAGGAAATGACCGATGCCGGGATGGTGGTGGACGATTCCACCATTGACTTCACCATCCGCTGGTGCAGGCAGTCCGCCGCGATTACCTCCACAAGCTACCGGGTTCAGTTCCAGAATGAACTTTACGACATTCTTTCAGTCGATCACATGAATTTCAAGCGCAAGGGTATCAAGCTGCACTGCCGGAAAGTGAGACGATGATATGGCAAATACGAAGATTTCCATTGATTCGCTCTCCGAAACCGTCATGAAAGAACTGAACGAGTATGCCGATGTGGCCTGTGACGAGATGAAGGAAGCGGTAAAAAGCGCCAGCACACTGGTCAGAGATCAGATCAAGGCTACAGCACCCAAGTCCACGGGAGCCTACGCCAAAAGCTGGTCGACCAAGAATACGCGGGAAACCTCCCGGTCTTTGGAAGTGACGGTGTATTCCCGCAACCGCTACCAGCTGGCGCATCTGCTGGAACACGGTCATGCCAAGCGCGGCGGGGGCCGGGTTCCGGGAAGAAGCCACATCGCCCCTGCTGAACAGGCTGGCATCGACCAGCTGGAGAAAGACATCGAAAGGAGCCTGCGGCATGGATGAACTGATACAAATACTGACAGAATCCGGGCTACCCTTTGCCTATGACCACTTTGCGGAGGGCGAGTCCCCGGAGCCGCCGTTTGTCTGTTATCTCCTTCCGGGCAGCGACAACTTCGCCGCTGACGGAGCAGTCTACTATAAAATTTCCGAAGTTCATATTGAACTGTACACCGATTGTAAGGACTTGTCGGTGGAACGGCAGCTGGAGGCTGTGCTGGACAGGCACGGCATTTTTTATGAGAAAACCGAAACCTGGATTGAGAGCGAACGGCTCTACGAAGTCCTGTATTACTTTGAAATGGAGGTTTGACCGCGATGAGCAATAAAGTCAAATATAATCTGAAAAATGTCCATGCCGCCAAGCTGACGGAATCCGTGGTGGACGGGGTGACTTCCTTCTCTTACGACACCCCCAAGGCCGTCCCCGGTGCGGTCAGCATCAGCCTGGACGCAGAGGGTGATTCCTCTCCCTTCTATGCGGACGGCATCGTGTATTTCCGCACCAGTTCCAACAACGGCTACAGCGGCGATCTGGAGATGGCCCTCATCCCGGAGTGGTTTCGCACCGAAATCCTGCGGGAAAAGCTGGACAACAAGGGTGTGCTGGTGGAAAAATCCGATGTCACCGAGACGGAGAAGTTCGCTCTGCTCTTTGAGTTCGATGGCGATGCGAAGGCCATCCGTCATGTGCTGTATAACTGCAGCGCGTCCCGTCCTTCCATCGAGTCCAAGACCAAGGAGGACACCATCGAGCCGGGTACCGAGACCCTGTCCCTGACCGCCGATCCCCGCAGCGATGGTCTGGTCAAGAGCCGCACCGGCGATACCACCGACAAGGCCACCTACGATGGCTGGTACAAGGCCGTGTATATCCCGGACGAAACGGAGGGTTAATCTATGCTGGAGAAAACGATCACAGTCGGCGATCAACAGGTGAAATTCCGTTCCTCGGCAACGATCCCCCGCCTGTACCGAATCAAGTTCAAGAGAGACATTTTCAAGGACCTGTCCCGTTTGGAATCTTCCTACTCGAAGAAGAAAAACGAGGACGGGTCCTTCGCCATTGAAGATTTGGAGATCTTCGAGAACGTGGCCTACATCATGGCCTACCATGCCGACCACAGTATCCCGGACAACATTGATGACTGGCTCGACCAGTTTGAGATGTTCTCCATCTACGAAATCCTGCCGGAGATTCTGGAACTGTGGGGTTCCAATCTGGTGACCGATGTGGCTTCTAAAAAAAACTCCAGCGCAGCAGCCGTGAAATGACCACGGCCTTGTTCCTCCTGCGATGCACCGAAATCGGCATTTCCATCGCTGACCTTGACCTTCTCACCATCGGCCTTGTGATGGATATGTGGACAGAAAAAGGCAACGATGGCGCGACCTACGATAAAATCGCATCGCAGGAGGATTTTGACCGGTTCTAATGGTGGAAGTGTTCATAATTCCGTGCTATAATTACCTCGATAAATCGGAATTTGCGGAGATGATAAGATGGTCAATATAACAGATGTAAAACAGATTCTTCAATTTGCAATAGATGCGGAGATTAAAGTCTTTCTGGATGGTGGCTGGGGTGTAGATGCTCTTCTTGGATATCAGTCAAGAGCCCATAATGATATTGACATTTTTGTAGAAAAGAACGATTATCAGAACTTTATAGAAATAATGAAAGCTAATGGCTTTTATGAGATTAAGATGGAATATACAACATTGAACCATACTGTATGGGAAGATGCGAAAAACAGAATTGTTGATTTGCATTGTTTTGAATATACGGGCGAAGGTGAAATTCTTTATGAGGGGGATTGTTTTCCGATAGAAACTTTTTCGGGCAAAGGAAAAATTGAGGAGATAGAGGTTTCCTGTATTGAACCATATAGTCAAGTAATGTTCCATCTGGGATACGAATTTGATGAGAATGATGTGCATGATGTGAAGTTATTGTGTGAGACATTTCATATCGAAATTCCAAATGAGTATAGATAACTACAAATTCCAATTTTACAAAGCGACAGAAACTTTCAGTTTACAGAACTGAATATCGATTATTGAGCATCGGCTAACACCCGATGCTCTTTTCATGCTCGGAGCAATCCGGGCTATTTTTATGCCCATTTTTAGGAGGTGACGCAATTTGGCAAGCAGAATCAAGGGCATTACCGTTGAGATTGGCGGCGATACCACAGGACTGGACAAGGCGCTGAAAAGCGTCAACTCGTCCATCAAGACCACCCAGTCCGGTCTGAAGGATGTATCCAAGCTGCTGAAGCTGGACCCCACCAATACGGAACTGCTCACCCAGAAGCAGAAGTTGCTCAAGGATGCCATCGGCTCCACCAAGGAAAAGCTGGATGCGCTGAAGCTGGCCCAGGAGCAGGCCAAAGCACAGCTGGAAAGCGGCGACCTGGGTCAGGACAAATACGATGCCCTCCAGCGGGAAATCATCGAAACCGAGCAGGAGCTGAAACGCCTGCAGGAGCAGGCCATCGAGTCCAATGCCGCACTTGCCAAAATCGAGGAGGTAGGCGACAAGCTGCAAACCGCCGGGGATAAGATTTCCGGTGCCGGTGAGAAGCTGCTTCCTGTGACTGCCGCTGTGGCGGGGCTTGGTACGGCGGCGGTCAAGACCACAGCGGACTTTGACACCTCCATGAGCCAGGTGCAGGCCACCATGGGCATCACCAAGGACGCCATTTCCGAACTGAACGGCGAGTCTGTCAATACGGTGGAAGCCCTCCGGGATCTTGCCAAGCAGATGGGTTCCGAGACGGCCTTCTCCGCCAGCGAGTGCGCGGATGCCATGAACTACCTGGCGCTGGCTGGTTACGATACGCAGGAAATCTATGATACGCTGCCCACCGTGCTGAATCTTGCGGCGGCTGGCGGCATCGACCTGGCTTCAGCTTCGGATATGGTCACAGACGCCATGTCGGCTCTGGGAATGGAAACCAGCGAAGCGGATACCATGGTGGATCAGATGTCCAAGACGGCATCCACCACCAATACCTCGGTTGCCCAGCTGGGTGAAGCCATCCTGACCATCGGCGCAACCGCCAAGACGGTCAAGGGCGGCACGGCGGAACTGAATACCGCTCTGGGCATCCTCGCCAATAACGGCATCAAGGGCGCGGAGGGCGGCACCCATCTGCGAAACGTGATTCTGGCTCTGCAAAGCCCCACAGACAAAGCCGCCGCCTGCATGGAGAGCCTGGGTGTGGAGGTCTACGACTCCGAAGGCAATATGCGTTCCCTCAACGATATTCTGGGGGATTTGAATACCAGTATGGACGGGATGACTTCCGCTGAAAAGCAGAACATCATCTCGTCCATTTTCAATAAAACCGATCTGGCCGCTGTCAATTCGCTGCTTTCCAATACCGGAGACAGCTGGGACAGTCTCCAGCAGTCCATTACGGCAAGCGGCGGCGCGGCCCAGCAGATGGCGGATACACAGCTGGACAATCTGTCCGGCCAGATCACCATTCTAAAGTCCGCACTGGAGGGGCTTGCCATTTCCTTCGGCGAAATCCTCATGCCGAAAATCCGGGCGGCTGCAAAGAAAATCCAGGAATTTGTCGACAAGCTGAACGGAATGAACGATGAGCAGAAAGAAACCGTGTTGAAAATCGCGGCGGTTGTCGCTGCCATCGGTCCCATGCTCATTCTCTTCGGCAAAGTGACTTCCACGGTCGGCACAGCCATGAAGGGCTTTTCCGGGCTGACGAAGGGCATCGCCAAGCTGGGCGTAAAGATCGCCGGGAGCAGCGGCTTCATCACCGGACTGGGAAGTGCGCTTGGGGCCGTGGCCGGGCCGGTGCTGGCCGTGGTGGCAGTGATCGGCACGCTGGCAGCCGCCTTTGCGACGCTCTGGAAAACCAACGATGAATTCCGGGAAAATATCATCGGCACATGGAATCAGATCAAAGAAACCGTCAGCGGCTTCTGTCAGGGCATCGTTGACCGGCTGAACAGCCTGGGCTTTGAATTTGAAAGCATCACCGAAGTGCTGTCCGCTGTATGGCAGGGGTTCTGCGAACTTCTCGCTCCGGTCTTTGAGGGTGTGTTCAACCACATCGCCAATACGCTGTCCACGGTTCTGGATGTCATTCTGGGCATCGTGGATGTATTCATTTCCGTATTCCAGGGCGACTGGTCCGGCGCGTGGGAAGCCGTGAAGGGAATCTTCACCACCATGTGGGAAGGGCTGGTCAGCTGGTTTGAGAATATTCTGGGTACGCTCAAGGGCGTGGCGGATGTGGTGCTGGGGTGGTTTGGCACCAGCTGGGATGAGGTGTGGAACGCTGTATCCTCCACCTTCACAAATATCTGGAACGGTATCACCACCTTCTTCTCGGATGCTTGGGAAACCATCAAAAATGTGGTCGGTGTGGGCATCCAGTTCATTGGCTCTCTGCTTGAAGCGGCATGGGATATCATCACGCTGCCGTTCCAGCTGATCTGGGAGAACTGCGGCGATACCATCACCAGCATCTGGGAAACCATCAAAACCACGGTGGGCAGCGCCATCAACGCCGTTTCCTCCACGCTGTCCTCGGTGATGAACGCCATCCAGACAACTATCAGCAACATCTGGACGGCCATCAGCACAAAGATCAGCACGGTGGTAAACAGCATCAAAACGACCGTGTCTACTGTGTTTAACGCAATCAAAACCACGGCCACTACCATCTGGAACGGCATCAAGACCTCCATCTCCACGGTGGTGGATGGGGTCAAAACCAAGGTGACCACGGTGTTCAATTCCGTGAAAAGCACCCTGTCCTCGGTGTTCAGCAGCATCAAGAGTACCGCCACCTCGGTATGGAACGGGATCAAGAGCGCCATTACCGGGCCGATTGACCAGGCAAAGACACACATCAGCAATGCGCTGAACAGCATCAAGAGCTTCTTTGCCAACTGTAAGCTGTCCCTGCCGCATATCAAGATGCCCCACTTCAGTATCTCCGGCAGCTTCTCCCTGAACCCGCCCAGTGTACCGCACCTTTCTGTGTCCTGGTACAAGGAGGGCGGCATCATGACTGACCCGACCCTGTTCGGCTTCAACGGTTCCAGTCTTATGGCTGGTGGTGAAGCGGGGCCGGAAGCCATTCTGCCGCTGAAGGGCTTTTACACCAAGCTGGAAGCCATGCTGGACAGCAAGCTGAATATGAGCGGTATGGAAAATTATCTGGCGGTCATTGCCCGGAACAGTGAGAAGGGCATCTATCTGGACGGCAGCACCCTGGTGGGCAAGCTGGCACCCGGCATGAACCGGCAGCTGGGCATTCTGGCCGCACAGGAGGTGTACCGATGAGTACTATGACAAACGGCGCGACCATTACGGTGATCGCTACCGGAAAAAGCTATCATACCCTCCGGGATTGGGGCCTTGCCATCGGGAACAACAACTGCATTGGTACCCCGGTCCAGGAGACGTTTTATCTGGATGTTCCCGGTGCGGACGGCTTTCTGGATTATTCCGAAGCCCTCACGGGGCGTCCCATTTTCAAGCATCGTCCCATTGAGATCACCCTGGGCGGCAAGATGGACAGACACCTCTGGAACTCCTTTATTTCCAGTATCCGTATCCTGCTGCACGGCAAGCGGGTGCGGATTGTCTTTGACGATTTCCCAGGCTACTACTGGGAAGGCCGCGCCGAGGTGACGGAGTTTGACCGGGTGCGTGAGATCGGCACCTTCAAGCTGTCCATCCCCCAGGCAGACCCCTACGGCTACAGTCTCAATGACAACAGCACCTCGGACTGGCTTTGGAATCCTTTTGACTTTGAATTGGGTGTCATTGACGATCCCATCAGCATCACGCTCACCGCAGACAGCCCCACCGCCGCCTGTACCATCCCACACAGCGCGGTGCCCTTTGTGGTCAGCGTGGTGGTTACTGAGATTGGCGAAACCGGGCTGAAGATGACGGTGGACGGAGACGATTATCTCCTGCAAAAGGGCGAGAACCGGCTGGCCGAGCTGCTGGTGGGCGACAGCGATCTGACGCTGAATTTCTCTGGGCGCGGCAGCCTACAGGTCTTATTCCGAAGGAGGGTGATCTGATGTATAAAGTCAAACTGGACGGCTATGTGCTGTATCATGCGGATCACCCCTCCGCCATGCTAACCGACCCGGTTCTGGAACTGGAGCCGGGGTACGCCGGTGTGTTTACGGCAACGGTCCCGCCGGACAACCCGCTCTATGACCGCATCTGCTGCCGGAAATCCATGGTCTCCGTATTCCGTAACAACAGGGAGATTTTTTACGGAGAGGTGCGGAAGGTTCCCAATATTGACCGCTACCGGAATAAGCAGATCTACTGCACCGGGGCGCTGAGTTTTCTGGCGGACTCCATCCAGCCCCAGGCGGAGTACCACGATATTTCCCCGGCAGCACTGCTGGGACGGATGCTGGAGATTCACAACAGCCAGGTGGAACCGCGAAAGCAGATCAAGCTGGGCTATGTCTCCATCACCGACCCCAACAACAGTCTCTACCGCTACACCAACTACGAAAACACGCTGGAAGCCATCCGGGAGAAGCTGGTGAGCCGGCTGGGCGGTTATCTGCGTCTGCGCCATGTGGATGACCAGTTGATTCTGGATTGGGTCAGCATTGAGCAGTACGGCAGCTACAGCACCCAGCCCATTGAGTTCGGACTGAATCTGCTGGACTATTCCGAAACCACCTCCGCAGAGGATGTGGTGACGGCACTGATTCCTCTGGGTGCGACCCTGGAGGGCGAATCGGAGATTGAAGCCCTGGAAAAGCGGGTGGACATTACCTCCGTCAACGATGGAAAGAACTATGTGTTTTCGCAGGACGCAGTGGATCAGTTCGGCTGGGTCTGGGCCACCAACACCTGGGACGATGTGACCGTCCCGGCAAACCTCAAAGCCAAGGCCGAGGAGTGGCTCTCCAGCACCCAGTTTGAAACCATGTCCCTGACGCTGACGGCGGCTGACCTTTCGGAACTGGGTCATAACTATGACGCCTTTGCCGAGGGAGACCGCATCCACTGCCTGGCCAAGCCCTATGGCATGGACATCGTCCTTCCGGTGATGAAGCTGACCATTCCGCTCCAGAACCCTGCTGGGCGAACACTGGAGCTCTCCAGTAAGCAGCAGAAAACCTATACCAGCCAGCAGTCGGCGGTGCGCAATCAGCTGAGAAGTGAGCAAAACGATGCCATCAGCATCTCCAACCGGAATATCCAGATCAGCATCGACAACCTGACTGCCATGATAACCGGTGCCAAGGGTGGCTACAAGCTGACGGAGTATGACGAGGACGGGCGCTGGCTCCGGGACCTCTACATGGATACCCCGGACAAGACCACCGCCAAGCGCGTCATGCAGATCAACAAGGACGGCATCGCCGCCAGCACCACCGGCTATGAAGGTCCCTATACGGTGGGCATCACGGTGGACGGTCAGATTCTCGGCAGCTGGATTGCCGCCAATTCCATCGACACCAACCAACTGAGTATCGGCCTGAACAACTGGATCAAGGGGACGGATGACGGCATTGCCTCCAAGGTTGAAAAGGACGGCATCATCTCCGCCATCAACCAGAGTTCCGAGGAAGTAGCAATTCAGGCACAGCGCATCAATCTGAACGGAGCCATTACCGCCAACAACTACTTCAAAATCAAGACCGATGGCAGTATGGAAGCCATCGCGGGACAGATTGGCGGCTTCAACATCAACAGCGACTATATCGCCTTTGGTGACTGGACCCATGCCAGCAACTGGCTCTCCATGTGTACGCCCCACGGTGGTGCCGGAGATGTGTACCTTGGAAAGGGCGGTATCTCCACCGACTCATTTGATGGGCAGTCCGGCAGCATCGTCCGTTCCATCAAGATGACCGAGGGAACCATTGGCTTTTACAAGGGCGCTTATGAATGCGGCTTTGTCGGAGTCAGCGATGGCAACGAAATCAAGATGAGCCTGATGGATAAGGAGAAGAACGATATTCTGAATGTCCATCACGACTGGCTGGAACTGCCTGTCTTTACGCAGGTATCTGGCGACCTGTCCGTATTGGGAAGCAAGGCCCGGTGTGTCAAGACCAGAGATTACGGTGAACGCAAGCTCTATGCCTATGAGACGCCCACACCCTATTTTGGAGACATCGGTGAAGGGGTAATCGCAGAGGACGGCCTTTGCTATGTGTCTATCGACCCAGTCTTTGCCGAGTGCGTATCGCTGGAGGGCTATCAGGTGTTCCTCCAGGCGTATGGCCTCGGCGAAATCGTGCTGACAGGCAGATACAGCGACCATTTCGTGGTTTCCGGCACTCCGGGGCTGTCCTTTGGCTGGGAGATGAAGGCCAAGCAGATTGATTACGACCAGCTGCGCATGACGGAAGAGCGAGGACAGGTTGACACCTCTACTGCCAACTATGGAGCCGAAGCGGCTTCTTATCTGACATCCATTACAGAAGGGAGAATCACCACATGAAGAAAGTAACCTCTGTCACATTCTGGAATGATGCCGTGGGCAAGCGGCTCAGCATCACCTATTCCGAGATTGACGATACCACCGGAAAAATTATCCGGGACAACTACCGCATCGACCGGGTGCTGGTGGACAAAACCGCCGTTGCTGCCTGTGACAGCATCGCCGATGTTGCCCAGGCTTTTGTTGATTCTATCGAGTAAACGAAAGGAGGAATGACCTGTGGCAGATCTACAGGAAGAACTGCAGCGATTCCTGACAGCCCGCTTCGGCGTGGATGTCAAAGATGCCTTTGTATCCTGCATCCAGAAAATCCATAAGGAAAATCAGGAAGTCGCCGCTCTGGAGCAGCCCATGAAGGATGCCACTCAGCAGGTGCTGGATATCCGGGAGGAAGTTGTTACGGCTTCCCAGAGTGCGGTCCAGACCGCCGATGATGCCAAGACCATCGCCCGGGCGGCAGAGAGCAGCTCCAGCGAAGCCCTGGCCACCGCGAAGAACGCCAAGGATGAATCCTTCAATGCCTCCGGGGACGCGCAGCTTGCCATGTCCGCCGCCCAGAATATGCAGCAGAGTTTTTCCAATATGGAACTGCTGCTCTCCGGGAAGGTGGACGGGGCCTTCGTAGAAAACGGCTATCTGTATCTGACCTCCAACAATGAAGTGGTCGCAGGCCCTCTCGGCCCCTTTTCCGGCACGGGCGGCTCCGGCGGTTCCAGCGGCAATAACGCCGTGCTGGCGGTCTCCAACACCAGCGGCTGGCTGAGTAAGTCCATCGCCTACGGCAAGGATTGTCTCATCCAGATTACCTGGTCCTCTCTGGAGGATGAGATGCCCACCGGCAATGGCGTGATGAAGGTCACAATAAACGGCATTGTCAAGGCCATGCTGGACATTCCCCAGGGGGCAGTCACCGCTGATCTTGGGCCGTATCTGTCTGTGGGCAGCAACGTGGTGCGGATTCAGGTGTCGGATGCCTATGAGAACAGCCGCACCATCAATTTCAACATCAATGCCATCGAGGCATCCATGAGTTCCACCTTTGACTCCGGGACTGCCTTCGATGGGATTATCACCTTTACCTATGTGCCGGTGGGGGCCATCAGCAAGACGGTTCATATTCTGCTGGACGGCAAGGAGATCGCCACGGTGACCACCACCTCCAGCGGCAGGCAGATGTCCTACACGATTCCCGCCCAGAAGCACGGAGCGCATACGCTGGAGGCCTACTTTGATGCCACCGTCAATGGGCAGACCATCGAGTCCAATCATCTGTATTATGAGATCATCTGCGTGGAGAGTCTGAACACCACGCCCATCATTGCTACCAGCTTTCAGGATGGCACGGTGGCCCAGTATACCACGCTGGTCATTCCGTTTACGGTCTACGACCCCGCGAACCTGACCGCCGAGGTGGAACTGTCGGTGAATGGCAGTGTGGTGTCCCGCCAGACGGTGGATCGCACTCAGCAGATTTGGTCTTACCGGGCAGACAACGCCGGGGATCTGGCTCTGGAAATCTCCTGCGGCAGTGCTTCCCGCACCATTGCGCTGACGGTGACTGCCAGCGAAATGGAAATTGAAGCAGAAACCGAGGGGCTGTCTCTGTATCTGTCCAGCGCCGGTCGGAGCAACACCGAAGAGAACCCCGGTGTGTGGGAGTATGGCAATATCTCCTCTGTATTCTCCGGTTTCAACTTCACCTCGGACGGCTGGCAGCTGGATGAGGACAATATCCCCGTTCTCCGGGTGTCCGGCGATGCCAGACTGACCATTCCGGTGCAGCCCTTCGGAAAGGATTTCCGTACCACCGGCAAAACCATCGAGATTGAGTTCGCCACCCGGGATGTCATGAACTACGATGCTGTGGTGCTGTCCTGCATGAGCGGCAATCGCGGTATCTCCATCACGCCTCAGCTGGCAACTCTTCGCTCCGAGCAGAAGGAGATCACCACCCGATACAAGGAGAACGAGCACCTGCGCCTGTCCTTTGTGGTGGAGAAGAAAGCCGTCAACCGGCTCATCTATTGCTACATCAACGGCATCATGTCCGGTGTGGTGCAGTACCCGGCGGATGATGACTTTGCCCAGAGTGTGCCTGTGGATATTTCCATTGGCTCCCGGGATGCTGCCATTGACCTCTACTGCATCCGTGTCTATGACAATGACCTGACCCGGCACCAGGTTCTGAACAACTGGATCGCCGACACCCAGGTGGTGGAGACCATGCTGGAGCGGTACAGCCGCAACCATGTATTTGACGCCTACTCCCAGATCGTGATTTCCCAGCTGCCGAAGGACCTGCCGTATCTGGTGCTGGACGGCACGGAGCTGCCCCAGTACAAGGGCGATGTAAAAACCATGAGCGGCTATTACACCGATCCGGTCAACGGCAGCAAATCCTTCACCTTCTCCGGGGCCGAAGTGGATGTGCAGGGTACATCCTCCCAGTACTATGCCCGGAAGAACTACAAAATCAAGTTCAAGGGCGGCTTTGTGGACCCCAGCGGCAACACCCAGGAAACCTACAAGCTGCGCTCCGATTCCGTTCCCACGAAAACCTTCACCTTCAAGGCGGATGTGGCTTCCTCCGAGGGTGCCAACAATGTGGAACTGGCCCGGCTCTATGAGGATACCTGCCCCTTCCGGACCGCGCCCCAGAAGCAGGACAGCCGCATCCGTCAGGGCATTGATGGATTCCCCATTGTGGTCTTCTGGTATGACGGTGAAAACGCCAGCTTCATTGGGAAATACAACTTCAATTTCGATAAAGCCACCCCGGAGGTATTCGGCTTTTCCGAGGGCGATGAAAGCTGGGAAATTCTCAACAACACCAGCGACCGAGTTCTCTGGAAGGATGATGATTACTCCGGGACGGACTGGCAGGGCGACTTTGAAGCCCGGTATCCCAAGGATTACGCAGACCCCGCCAACCTGTCCGAACTGGCTGCGTGGCTGAAAAGCACCGACCAGTCCGCCGCAACAGGAGACAAGCTGACGGTAAACCGCACCTTTGACGGGGTGCTGTACACCACAGATACCGCCGCTTACCGTCTGGCTAAGTTCAAATCTGAGTTTGCACAGCATTTTGAAAAGGATGCCGTGCTTTTTTATTACCTATTCACGGAACTGTTCCTGATGGTGGACAGCCGGGCCAAGAATATGTTCCCAACCTTCATGTCCGGGAGCAAGTGGTTCTCGCTGCCCTATGACTTCGATACGGCTATTGGCATCAACAACGAGGGTGCGCTGGTGTTTCCCTACAATCTGGAGGACATCGACCACACCGAGTCCGGGGCTGATATCTACAACGGTCAGCAGTCCGTCCTGTGGATCAATGTCCGAGCGGCTTTCTTTGAGGATATCAAGGCCATGTACCAGAAGCTGCGCTCGGGCGGCACGTTGTCCTTCGCCGTGACGGAACAGCGGTTTGAGGAGCATCAGGCAAAGTGGCCCGAAGCGGTGTTCAATGAGGACGCCTACTTCAAGTACCTCCAGCCGCTGATCGAGCAGAACACGGCCAGCTACCTCACCATGCTGCAAGGCTCCAAGGCCGAGCAGAGAAAGTGGTGGCTGTATAACCGATTCCGCTATTTGGACTCCAAGTACAATGCCGGGGATGCCCTGACCGATGTGGTGACCCTCCGTGGCTACGCCAAGGACGATATTACCGTCACGCCTTATGCGGATATCTACGCTACGGTGAAGTACGGCTCCTATCTGGTGCAGCAGAGGGCAAACCGCAATGTGGCATACACGCTGGCCTGTCCGCTGTCCAATGTGAACGACACCGAGATTTATATCTACAGCGCCAGTCAGCTTCAGTCCATCGGCGACCTTTCCGGGCTGATGGTGGGCTACGCGGATTTCTCCATGGCCACCCGGCTTCAGAGCCTAAAGGTTGGCGATGCGGCAGACAGCTACTCCAACGGTAACCTGACCGAACTGTACCTGGGCAACAACACCCTGCTGCGGGCGCTGGATGTCCGCAACTGCCCGAATCTCAAGCAGGCTGTGGATGTGTCCGGCTGTACAAACATCGAGCATCTGTACTTTGAGAGGACGGCGGTGACCGGTGTCCAGCTGCCCAATGGCGGCATTCTGAAAACGCTCCATCTGCCCGCAACGGTCACCAACCTGACCATCCGAAATCAGAAAGCCATTACGGATTTCTCCATCGGCGGGTATGACAACATCTCCACGCTCCGGCTGGAAAATGTGAGCGAGGTGTTCGACCTGTGGGAGATTCTGCACAGCATTCCCGTTGGTGCCCGTGTCCGCGTGACCGGGCTGGGACGCAGCTTTGAGGATGCGGCGGACATTCTGGCTTTCTATGATCTGCTGGATACCATGCGTGGTCTGGACGAGAACGGCAACAACACGGATAAGGCGCAGATCAGTGGGATCTTTACCGTTGCGGAACTCACCAACGATGAACTGGCCGAGATGCGGGAACGTTATCCGAACATCAGGATTCAGTATGAGCATACCCACAGCAATGTGTATTTCTATGACGATTCCGGGAATACGCTGCTGAAGACCGTCACGGTCTACGATGGCGGGGATGCAGCTTACAGCGGTTCCAATCCCACCAGGGCGTCTACGGCCCAGTATAGCTACAGCTTCTCCGGTTGGAGTCTGACAGCTGGCGGCGCTGCGAACGCAAATGCGCTGAAGGCAGTTGTGTCAGACCGGAATGTGTATGCCGCGTTTACAAGCACTGTTCGGAAGTATACGGTTCGCTTCTACAATGGTACAACTTTGGCGCAGACAGTATCCGAGGTTCCCTATGGCAGCAACGCCAGTTACACCGGCGACACACCGGCCAAAACGGATGTGGAAAAGCCAGAGGATTACGAATTTACCGGCTGGAATCCGTCTCCCAACGGAATCACCGGAAATACGGACTGCTATGCGCAGTACCGCTTTATTGGCTACATCTCTGTGGGCATTGTAGAACGGAGCATCAGCGGGGACTACAGCAATGATCGCGTGACAACAGTTGGCGCTTATGCTTTCCAGAACTGCAGCGGTTTGACCTCTGTATATTTCCCCAATGTGACGTCTATCGGCGATTACGCATTCAATGCGGCGCACAAACTGGCCAAAGCAGATCTGTCTAAAGTTACGAGCATCGGTCAGCATAGTTTTTCTGCAGCCAACGCTCTGGAAGCGCTGATTCTCCGAAATGCGGAAAAGGTGTGCAGTCTGGGATCGGATGCTGTGTCCTATACCAAGATCTCGAGTGGCAGTGGTTACATCTATGTTCCCGCCGCTCTTGTTGACAGTTACAAGGCGGCTGCGAATTGGCAAAACTACGCGGATCAAATCCGGGCAATTGAGAATTATCCCGAGATCACTGGAGGTGAAAGCTAATGACTGATTTTACAAACACGATCGATGTAGTCGGCGATGAAGCCCTGTCGGACAGCATCATTGAACGCACCATTACGGAGTTCAAGGATGACCACGTTCTCACTGTGGGACACGGCGCTTTTTACTATTGCACTGCTCTGACAACGGTGGATTTACCGGAGGCAACAAAGCTCGATGGGAGTTCCTTTGCCGAGTGTGCATCACTGGCATCTGTTTCACTTCCCAAAGTCCAGACGATGAGTGGGTACTGTTTCAGAAACTGCACTTCTCTCACGTTTCTTGATTTTCCCGTACTGAGCAGCATTGGGTATAGCGAATTCCATTCCTGTACTGCTTTGGAAGCACTGATTCTTCGGAACACAGAGCAAGTCTGTAAGCAGTCCAGTGGTGCCTTTGCGTTTTCCAAAATTGAAAAGGGCGGAGGGTATATTTATGTTCCCTCAGCGCTGGTGGATGCGTATAAGGCAGCGACAAACTGGAGCACCTACGCAAACCAGATACGAGCCATTGAGGACTATCCGGATATCTGTGGTCAGTAACCCAAATAACAGAGTCAAGAGCGGTTGCCTATGACGGGTGACCGCTCTTCTCATATTCAAAATTCAAAGGAGGACAACTACTATGAAAGAATTCTGGAACACCATTCAGCTGGTCTTTGCCGCTGTGGGCGGCTGGCTTGGCTACTTCCTGGGCGGCTGTGATGGCCTGCTCTACGCCCTGATCGCCTTTGTGGCTATCGACTACATCACCGGAGTCATGTGCGCCATCTCCGATAAGACCCTGTCCAGCGAGGTGGGCTTCAAGGGCATCTGCCGCAAAGTGCTAATTTTCCTGCTGGTGGGCATCGGCAATATCATCGATGTCCAGGTGCTGGGTTCGCCCGGTGTCCTGCGCACGGCGGTGATCTTCTTCTATCTCTCCAATGAGGGCGTGTCTCTGCTGGAGAACGCCGCCCATCTGGGCCTGCCTGTGCCAGATGCCATCAAGACGGTTCTGGAGCAGCTTCATGACCGCGCTGACGGGAAGGAGGATCAGTAATGGCCTATACCAACAGCCCTCTGGTGGCGCACACCAAACTCAGCCCCAACCACTCTGGGCAGCGAACGCACAGCATTGACCGCATCACGCCCCACTGTGTTGTGGGACAAGCCACCGCTGAACGCATCTGCGAGTGCTTCATCAGCCCTGACCGTCAGGCCAGCTGCAACTATGGCATTGGCACGGACGGCAGGGTTTCTCTCTGCGTGGAGGAGAAGAACCGTTCTTGGTGTTCTTCCAGCAGGGAGAATGACCAGCGGGCCATTACCATTGAGTGTGCCAGCGACACCTCTGCGCCCTATGCCATGAACAGTAAGGTCTATGAGTCCCTGATCAAGCTGTGTACGGATATCTGCCAGCGCAACGGCAAGAAGAAGCTGCTCTGGCTTGCAGACAAGACCAAGACACTGAACTACGTCCCCAAGGCAGATGAGATGGTACTGACTGTCCACCGCTGGTTTGCCAACAAGTCCTGTCCGGGCGACTGGCTCTACAGCCGTCTCGGCGATCTGGCTGCAAAGGTCACCACCGCTCTTGGCTCCGTTCCCACGGAAGCCGAACCGGCACCGGAGCCCGCCAAAGCAGAACTTTACCGTGTCCGCAAGACCTGGGCTGATGCCAAGTCCCAGAAAGGTGCCTACAAGATTCTGGCCAACGCAAAGAAGTGCGCGGACGCCAATCCGGGCTACAGCGTTTTTGACAGCAAGGGCACTCTGATCTATCCGGAAAATTACAAGGTCCATACCGTTGTTCACGGCGACACCCTCTGGAAGATTGCCGCGCAGCACCTCGGTGACGGTTCCCGGTATAAGGAGATCGTCAGCCTGAACGGTTTGTCCAGCAACGTCATCTACAGCGGTCAAAAACTGAAGATTCCCAATAAGTAAGAAATAGCCCATCAAGTCATTTGTGCTTGGTGGGCTATTTTTGTGTTTAGGGGGTTAACTTTTGCTTCTGCCGTGGCCTACCTGTGAGGGGTAACCCCTCAAAAGGAGGCATTGCTATGAGAAACGAAGATTGCTTAAAAATTGAAGAGCTGCAGCGTGAGGGTCACGGCTATAAGAAGATTGCCACAATGCTGGACCTGCCGCTGAATACTGTGAAGTCCTACATCCGACGCCACCCGGTAACGACCACGTCCACAGCCTCGGTAACTGGTTGCTTGAACTGTGGAGCGCCACTGCTTCAAAAGCCGGGCAAAAAGGAAAAGAAGTTCTGCTCGGATCGATGCAGAATGGCATGGTGGAACGCCCACCCGGAGCGCGTCAATAGGAAGGCTTTTTATGTGGCTACCTGCGCCCACTGCGGCCAAGAGTTTCAGAGCTACGGGAACAAGGGCCGGAAGTATTGTTCGCGCTTGTGCTTCAACCAAGCGCGTCGTAAGGGGGAGCAAGGCTGATGAGTGAGATGCAAGAGCGCATTGCCGCCTACCAACGCGTGATGGCAATGGTACGGAGTATGGTTCTCCAGGGCGTAATATCCGAGAGAGAATACGGAAAAATTAATACAATTATAGCAAAAAAGTTCGGATTATCTTCGTCTACTATATTTCGCTAAAGGCGTTGCTATTAGCGTTTTTTAGAGGTAATATGTCACACTACCAAAGGAGGTGATTCCATGAAAAGAACAGTACAACAGGTCGACTTCGCAATTCCCGCCCAGCCCAAGGCTACAAGAGTCGCGGCCTACGCAAGAGTTTCTTCCGGTAAGGATGCCATGCTACATTCGCTTTCTGCACAGGTCAGCTTCTACAGCAAAATGATTCAGGAGCATCCTGGATGGCTCTACTGCGGCGTATACGCAGACGAGGCCTTCACTGGCACCAAGGAAAACCGAGCTGATTTCCAGCGCCTTCTTTCCGAATGCCGAGCCGGGAACATCGATCTGATTATCACGAAGTCGATTTCGAGATTTGCCAGGAATACGGTCACCTTGCTGCAGACCGTGCGTGAGCTGAAAATGCTGGGTGTTGATGTTTACTTTGAAGAGCAGAACATCCACACTATGAGCGCGGACGGTGAGCTGATGATGACGATCCTGGCTTCCTACGCACAGGAAGAGAGCCTTTCGGCCAGTGAGAATATGAAGTGGCGTATCCGAAAGGGCTTTGAACGCGGTGAGATGATGGGCCTGCGGTTCCTTTACGGCTATTCCATTAAAAAGGGAGTCGTGACCATCAACCCTGAACAGGCAAAGATCGTCCAGGAGATTTTTCAGCGCTTCAACGATGGTGAAAGCATGGGTAGCATTGCAGCTGACCTCAATGCTCGAAACATCAAAGGGACACTCGGCGGCGTATGGTGCCCGCCGCGTATTCACGATGTAGTCACCAACGAGAAATACCTGGGCAACGCGCTCCTCCAGAAAACCTTTGTGAATAACCATCTGGAAAAGAAGCAGGTCAAGAATCGCGGTGAGCTTCCACAGTATTACGCCGATGGTACCCACGACGCCATCATCGACCCAGCAACTTTTGCAATTGCCCAGGAGCGTATTGAGGCATTAAGACTGGCGGCAGAAGAAAGGCCAAAGCCTACCCGGTCAGCCTTCACAGGCAAGATCTGCTGCGCAAAATGTGGAAAGAACTACAAGCGCGGCAGGCACGGCGACAGAGTCTTTTGGAACTGCTCTACCTACCTTACCAAGGGTTCAAAGTTCTGCCGGTGTTCGCAGATCCCGGAGCCGCTCCTTTACAACATCACGGCAGAAGTTCTGGGGCTTAAGGAGTTTGACCCAGACATATTTGAGAGCAAAATAACGGTTATTGAAGCCCACGATGATAACACCCTGGTGTTCTGCTTCACCGACGGAACTCAAACCGTTAAACGATGGCAGCACCGCTCCAGGGCTGAAAGCTGGACCCCGGAGATGCGTGAGAAAGCACGCCAGCGAACTGCCCAACAGAAAACGCCGAACCGAGGATGGCACGGCTACTTCCAAAGCACAGAAACTTGAAAGGAGGCATATTATGGCACGCACTGCAAGAGCGGTTACGGTGATCCCGTCAACCATCAACCCGCTTACACGAATGGCAGTCACTTCGGTGGCCAAGCGCCGGGTAGCCGGGTACGCCAGAGTATCCACGGACAGCGATGAGCAATTCACCAGTTACGAGGCTCAGATCGACTACTACACACAGTACATCAAACGCCACGCCGAATGGCAGTTCGTTAAGGTTTACACCGACGAGGGTATTTCCGGCACCAATATGAAAAAGCGCGATGGCTTCAATCAGATGATCCAGGACGCGCTGGACGGAAAGATCGACCTCATTGTCACCAAGTCGGTCAGCCGATTTGCCCGAAACACGGTGGACAGCCTTGTGACGGTGAGAAAGCTCAAGGAGAAGGGTGTCGAGGTCTACTTCGAGAAGGAGAACATCTACACCCTGGACAGCAAGGGCGAACTTCTCATCACGATTATGTCCAGCCTGGCTCAGGAAGAAAGCCGCTCCATCTCGGAGAATGTAACCTGGGGCCAAAGGAAGCGCTTTTCCGATGGCAAGGTTAGCTTGCCTTACAAGCAGTTCCTTGGCTACGAAAAAGGACCCGACGATCTGCCTCAGATCGTTGAAGAGCAGGCAGAAATTGTTCGCCGCATTTACTCAATGTTTATGTTCGGAAAAACGACCAGCGCCATTGCGAAGCAGCTCACCCGTGAAGGGATACCGACTCCGGCAGGGAAGGAAATCTGGCAAGCCAGCACTATTGAGAGCATCCTCACCAATGAAAAATATAAAGGGTCGGCGCTTTTGCAAAAGAGCTTCACGGTGGATTTCCTTACAAAAACCATGAAGCGCAACGAGGGCGAAGTCCCACAGTATTACATCGAGCATAGCCACCCGGCAATTATTGACCCACAAGAGTTCCAAATGGTGCAGAATGAGATCGCCCGCAGAAAGGCCCTGGGCCGCAAGTACAGCGGTGGCAGCATTTTCTCCTGCAGGATCGTCTGTGCGGATTGCGGTGAGTTCTTCGGATCGAAGGTATGGCACTCCAACAGCAAGTACAGAACGGTGATCTGGCAATGCAACGATAAGTTTGGCGGTGAAAAGAAGTGCGCGACACCGCACATCACAGAAACGGATCTGAAAGAGCGGTTCCTGGTAGCCTACAACAAGCTCATCGCCAGGCGGGACGACCTTCTGGAAGCCTGCAGGCTGATTCAGCATACGCTGACCGATTGCACCGAGATCGACACCGAGATTTCCGATCTTCGTGCCGAGCTTGAAGTGGTCGCGGAACTGACCAGGAAGTGCATCGCAGAGAACTCCAGCAACGCCCTCAATCAGGAGGAGTACCTGGCCCGCTACACAGCCTTGGAACAAAGGTATGAAGGGGCCAAGAGTCGCCTGGAAACGATGCTGACTCGGAAAGCAGAACGCGAGGCAAAGGCCGACCAGATAGGAGCCTTCATGTTTGAACTGGCGGAGCGCGATGAACCCATCACCGAATTTGATGACCGGCTCTGGCTGGCCGTAATTGACACCGTAACTGCCCACGCCGATGGACGACTGGTTTTCAAATTTCAAAACGGCACCGAGGTTACCGCATAACCTAAAGCGACAAAAGCCCGCAGGTTTCTGGCCTGTGGGCTCTTTTTTTATATCCTCTGACAGGCTTCGACAGCTTGTGACAAGGCCTATGCGGTACAATACATCTATAGTGAAGTGTAAATGCAATTCACATCGAATGTAACGGAGGCAAAAACATGGTTGTTGAAATGAAGAAGACACAACGGGAGGCAGAACTGGTTGCAGCCAGACGAGCCATTGAGAAAGTCGCTCTTAAGGAGCATAAAGCCGTCGAGGAAGTCCGCACCGCCATGATCGAAGCTATGACAGAGGGCTTCAATAGCAAGGACCCGTCAGCTCGTGCTATGTGGACGCAGATCCCTTGCGAAGGTGAAATGCCAACGCCGGAGGAGCTGATTGCCTGGAGACCGCCGAAAATTCTGTGTAATCGACGAACCTCGACAGTATGAAAATCTTCGACTAAGTCAAGAATGAGATCAAATATTCAAGACGAGGAGACGAAGATT